GTTGTAACTGACCCTATCGGTGGTGAACAACCAGAAAATCCAGTTCGTAGATTTATCATTGGACCACAAATCTTCAAATTATTGAAGGCGGCTCTAATGGACCCAGACATGGATAATCTACCAACAGATTACGAACAAGGTACAGACTTCCGTCTTACTAAAACACAAAAAGGTCAGTATGCTGACTATTCAACTTCATCTTGGTCACGTAAAGAACGTTCACTAAATGAAGAAGAACGTCAAGCAATTGAAACTCATGGTCTTTTCGACTTGAATGAGTTCATGCCAAAACGTCCAACTGAGGATGACATGCGAGTAATCACAGAGATGTTTGAAGCATCTGTTGATGGTGAATTGTATGACCCGACTCGTTGGGGACAGCACTATAAACCTTATGGGTTAGATGTTCCAGCAGGAACTTCTGCACCTGCAACTCCAACTCCAACTGCTCCAAAAGTAGAAGAAGTTAAAGAAGTTGCACCAGCAGAAACAACACCTGTTGCTGAAACACCAACACCAACGCCAAAACCGGCACCAGCAACGGCAGAAACAACTGCTGATGCACCAAAGGCCGATGCGGCAGATATCTTAGCAATGATTCGTAGTAGAAAAACTGACTAAGAACCAATATGAGTGTGGGGAGTAAATCTCCCCATACTTTTATATAAAATATCACATAAGGAGAATTATATGGCACGAGCCTTTGATGCGAGTAAATTTCGCAAAAACATAACAAAATCTGTTCCAGGCATGAGTGTGGGTTTCAGAGACCCGGACACTTGGATATCAACAGGAAATTACACATTAAATAAACTTATCAGTGGTGAATTTCATAAAGGAATTCCACTAGGTAAAGTAACAGTCTTTGCAGGTGAAAGTGGTGCAGGTAAATCATTTGTAGCCGCCGGTAACGTAGTTAAAAATGCACAAGACCAAGGAATTTTTGTAGTACTAATCGATAGTGAGAACGCATTAGATGAAACGTGGTTACACGCACTCGATGTAGATACTACACCAGAAAAACTACTAAAATTGAATGTAGCAATGATTGATGATGTTGCTAAAATTGTTTCAGACTTTATGAAAGACTATAAGGCAGAATATGCCGATGCACCAGATGGAGAACGTCCTAAAGTGTTATTTGTTATCGATAGTCTTGGAATGATGATGACCCCAACCGATGTTGACCAGTTTAATCGTGGTGACATGAAAGGTGATATGGGTCGTAAACCAAAAGCCCTAGCGGCACTAGTAAGAAATAGTGTGAATATGTTTGGTGACTATAATATCGGTTTAGTTGCGACAAATCATACTTATGCATCACAAGATATGTTTGACCCAGATGATAAAATATCAGGTGGTCAAGGATTTATCTATGCATCTTCAATTGTAGTAGCAATGAAGAAACTTAAACTAAAAGTAGACGCAGATGGTAATAAGACATCCCAAGTACATGGTATTAGAGCGGCTTGTAAAGTAATGAAAACAAGATATGCTAAACCATTTGAGGGTGTTCAAGTAGAGATTCCATATGAAACTGGAATGTCACCGTATTCTGGATTAGTTGAGTTTTTTGAAGCAAAAGGAGTATTAATAAAGCAAGGTAATCGATTGAAATATAAGACAAAATCAGGTGAAGAAATGATTGAGTTCCGTAAGAACTGGACATCTGAAAAACTTGATATTGTTATGAAAGACTGGAATGAAGAAAATCTGGATGACGAAAAGCACGAATTGGAACAAGTTGACTCAGAAGTTTAAGAAAAAAGCAAAATGTAATAAATACATTGCTTACACCAACAAGACAAACTAAGAGGAGACATCTTGGAATCAGAATCGCTTTACGAGTTGTGGGAAACTTTAATAAATTATATCCCAGGAAAAGATAGAATAGAAGCAGGAGAAATGTTTATAAAACAATGTGATGAACTAGGAATGAGTCCCGAAGACATAGAGATATTAATCGATGGTGACAAGATTCTAGAAGTTGCATTAGACCGATACTTTGAAGATGATGAAGATGACAACGATGATTATAATGATTGGGACTGATGAATTGGTATAGCGACATAGTAAAAGACTGGAGTAAAATTCCTAACTGCATTCAATTTTTTGAAAGTGAGTTGGTGGATGCGAGAAAGGAAGTTAAGATTAAGGGTAATGTTGAAAAGAACTCTACTCAACTTCCTGCATTCGTTGAATTGAGATTTGCTCAGTTACAAGAGATAGAAGCAATACTTGAACATCTAAATATTCAGTTGCGTAAAAAGAGAAGTCAGTATCTAAGAAAATATTTAGAGAATTATAATAAAGTATTGAGTAGCAGAGATGCTGAAAAATACGCAGACGGCGAAGACGAAATTGTTGCTATTGGTGAATTGATAAACCAAGTAGCATTGGTTAGAAATCAATACCTTGGCATAACAAAAGGATTCGAAATTAAACACTTCCAACTGTCTAACATCATAAAGTTACGTGTTGCAGGAATGGAAGATTCGGAGATTAACACATATTAAGGAATGAGGAACAATGACTGGGATTCAAATAGTTAAAAGAAACGGAGAGAAAGAAGAATTAGACTTAGAAAAAATGCATAAGGTCGTCTTTGAGGCCTGTAACAATATCAATAACGTGTCAGCAAGTGAAGTAGAATTAAAATCGCATATTCAATTTTACAACGGCATGACAAGTAGTGAAATACAAGAAACATTAATTAAAGCCGCGGCTGAGTTAATATCAGAAGATTTACCAAATTATCAATGGGTTGCTGGAAATCTAATCAATTATCATATTAGAAAAGAAGTATATGGTGCTTTTGAGCCATCACATGTACTTGATTTAGTTAAACAAAATGTCAACTCTGGATTTTATGATAAGTCTTTATTAGAAGATTATACTGTAGAAGAATGGGAAAAGATTAATAGTTTCATCAAACATGATAGAGATTTTGATATTACTTATGTAGGAATGGAACAGTTTCGAGGAAAATATCTAGTTCAAAATCGTGTTACACATAAAATTTACGAAACACCACAAATGGCATATGTTTTAATTGCGGCAACACTATTCAGCAATTATGATAAAGAAGAAAGATTAAAATGGGTAAAAGATTACTATGACGCAATTAGTACTTTTGATATCTCATTACCGACTCCTGTAATGGCAGGTGTTCGTACACCACAAAGACAATTCAGTAGTTGTGTATTAATTGAAACAGATGATAGTTTAGATAGTATCAATGCGACATCTAGTTCAATTGTTAAATATGTCTCTCAGAAAGCAGGAATTGGGGTTGGTGCAGGTAGTATCCGAGCAATAAACTCACCTATTCGTAATGGCGATGCTAGTCATACTGGTGTTATTCCATTCTATAAAATGTTTCAAGCGGCAGTTAAGTCATGTTCACAAGGCGGTGTTCGTGGTGGTGCGGCAACATTATACTATCCTGTTTGGCATTTAGAAGTAGAAGACTTACTTGTATTAAAGAATAATAAAGGTACAGAAGATAATCGTGTTAGACACATGGATTATGGAGTACAGTTTAATAAGTTAATGTATGAACGTCTAATGACGGGTGGCAATATTACTTTGTTTTCACCAAATGACGTACCAGGACTATATGAATCATTCTTTAATGACCAAGATAAGTTCCGTGAATTATATGAACAAGCAGAACGTAAGACATCTATTCGTAAAAAGTCGGTACCTGCTATTGAATTATTTTCATCATTTATGAATGAACGTAAGAATACTGGTCGAATATATCTACAAAATGTAGACCATGCAAATGACCATGGTTCTTTCAATTCAGCAGTTGCACCAATTAAGCAGTCGAATTTATGTTGTGAGATTAATTTACCAACTAAGCCACTTACTAGTGTCTTTGATGAAGAAGGCGAAATTGCTCTCTGTACACTCAGTGCCATCAATTGGGGAAATGTCAGAAGTCCAGAAGATTTTGAAAAACCTTGTGAGTTGGCAGTAAGAGGACTTGATGCTCTGTTGAGTTATCAAAATTATCCAATCATTGCGGCCGAAATGGCAACAAATAATAGGAGACCTTTGGGTGTAGGAATTATTAATTTTGCGTATTGGTTGGCTAAAAATGATACAAATTATACTGACCCTAACTTGGAATTAGTTGACGAATGGGCAGAAGCATGGAGTTATTATCTAATCAAAGCCTCAAATAAATTGGCAAAAGAGATTGGACCTTGTCCTAAATCTGATGAAACAAAGTATGGACATGGTGTTGTGCCAATTGATACTCGTAAAACAGATATTGATGAACTAGTTAAACATAAAGAAAGAATGAATTGGAAAGGTCTTAGAGCAGATTTGAAAGAATATGGAGTAAGAAATTCTACACTAATGGCACTTATGCCAGCAGAAACATCTGCACAGATTTCTAACTCAACAAATGGCATTGAACCGCCAAGAAGTTATGTATCAGTAAAGCAATCAAAACACGGAGTACTGAAACAAGTTGTGCCAGGTATTCATAAGTTGAAAACCAAATATGAATTACTTTGGGACCAGCAGTCTCCAGAAGGATATCTTAAGATTGTATCAGTATTACAGAAATATATTGACCAAGGTATATCTGTAAACACAAGTTATAATCCAGTGTTCTTTGAAGATGAAAAGATACCAATGTCTGTAATGTTACAGCACCTTATTATGTTTTATAAGTATGGCGGAAAGCAATTGTATTATTTTAATACATTTGATGGACAAGGTGAATTAGATATTAATGCATTAAATCAAATGGATAAAAATGAAGAAATTTCATATGAACAAGAAGAAGGTACACTAATAGATGAAGATGATTGTGAAGGTTGTACATTATAA